CTGATTACGTCTTAATTCTTCATGCAAACCTGGAATTGTAGGCTCCCTCGCACAGGTGACTCGGCGTGTCGCCCCTCTAATCCCATTTGCGTTGCTGATGTACATACGGGACTTGTTCGCAAAACAAGGCCCAGCAACAGTCCTGTATTCTTTGTTTCTAAATTCAGGGTTAACAGGGAAACATATATCGCAGTTGGCACTAACGTATCTCCTATCCCCTTTAATTAGAAATCGACCACCATCCCTGTACACCTTTAGGACGGCGTCCTCTCCGTAGGCTCTATGAATTTCAAGCGGGTATAGCCCCTCCCCGCTTCTATCCAGTCACCACTTAAGGCTCGTCAAACTGACGGGCCCTCTAGTAGGAATAACGACAAAATGCTCTGCCTGCCTAACACACAAAACGGATTGGTAAGCGTATGTAGCGGTATTGTGGATGATATTTAAATCGTCCGCACCGTCTTTCGTTGCTATACTATCAGTCATAAATCGTATCAGATCTTCAGACACTTTATACCCGAGTTTACTCCTAATAACTTCAGTGGCGATGGAATCATAAATCTCTACCTCTTTGTAATAATCATACTTATGTTCGTTCCACAACGATAAATCACGCCCCTCGACGTTAATGTTCGGTCCTTGCCTAAAGGAACCGATCATTGGATTTCTCGTAGTAAGATTCAGAAAATCACCGTACACGAACGGATTCGAGTTGAAGACGTTCTGCAAATGAAACCAAATGTACTTCAAGTAACGCGTGTACCAACCATCGGTTATTAATCCGATGATGATAACGAGCAAAATGGGAACAGTGGCTTCTATAAAAATGGCGATGGTTCTACGCAACAACACGCACCCGACACAAAATACTAGAAACAAAAAGAAAATGATATAATAATAAATATAATTATTAGTTTCAAATGGAGTTCGGAGGAATATTTTAACCCTCCTCCGTTGTAACCGCTGGACATCCTCAACTACCTCGGGTAGCAGGTTGGGGATGGGTTCGGACTCCATAATGTCGTCATCTCTTTCTAGTACTTGCTCAGGTTCAGGTACGACTATCTCAAAGTCATCATCCTGTTCTTCAATAATTGGTGGTGAAGGGTGGTAGGTGGAGTGCCATCGATTAACCCCGGGAGGTAATGGCAGATCAGTGAAGACCACCAATCTACCTTCCTCAACATCGGAATTCAAATGTACTCCCATATTAACCAACACATATTCATTACTCAAATCTTGTTCCACCTCGTCGCGCAATACAACATCAAGTC